AGATAAGAGCGTCCCGCGCCTCGTCTGGCAGGTCTTCAGCCTGAGGATAGATGCGCAGCATCCGCAGGTAGAACATGGGCAACGTGTTCTTCTGGAAGACCTCAATGGCCTTCTGCCAAAGCACCACGATAGAGCGCATTGTGGGCGAGGCGTGCAGGAGTTCACGGGCTGCGTTTGCCTTGACTCCGAGGGCGGCGGTGAGCGCAAGGTAATCGGACTCGGGGAGCAGTTCCTCCCACGCTTCCGAGAACTGTTGCGGTGTGGTGTAGCCCAAGTCGTAGCCAATCCCAATCGTGACGCCGCTCTGTTCCCCAGGCCACGTCGGGCTCTGAAGGAACTTGCGGTAGTACTCCTCACCGCCGCCCACCTCGAAATCGATGATCAGCTTTAGACCCGCGTCTGAGATGTTCATTTGTGTTCAGTGAAGAACCGCTCAGAGATTTCGCTGACCTTCTTCCACAGCTCCTTCCGATCGTCCTCGCACTCGCGGATCTTCTGTGAGAGATACCAGATAGCGATTGCCATCGCGCACGCCAGCGGTCCTTGAGCAACGAGTTGATTTACCATGGGTTCAAGTGAGATGTCGGCAATCACGGTTTCTCCTTACGAAAGATGTTGATGGCTGAGTAAACGCTCACGCCGGCCGTGAGGATAGCGTCCGCTTGGTCAGGCGCAATCCTAACTCCAAAGACCGTGAGTAGGCTGATGATGCCGCGCCATGTGGATGGCTCCATTAAACGAGCGAGGATGTATTTCATGGGTGTGTTGTGTGCTTTGCAATGAGTGCCACGGCAACAACCGCAGCGGTTGGGTAAACGAAGTCAGTGATGCCCTTGAGCGTCCACGCACGGGGCTGTAAACCGCCCCAGAAGGGCATATTCGCACGCCGCCCACCGTAGTTGTGCTCGATGTTGCGGTACTCGGCTTGAGCGTACTCACGCCCCACGAAGTACGCCGATCCAGCAGCCGCGCCAGTCCACCAGTTGCCGGTCACCATGGCGATGACCGACTGGATGGCGAGAGCGATGAGCGTGTGGGCGAGGTGGTGCATGGGGTTGGCTATTTGGCTTCAAGCTCTGCGACTCTCTGTGAGAGTTGTTGTACTGCTTTAATTAGCGGAGCAATGAACTGATCGTATCTCAACGCCTGCTGACTGTCTTGGTCGTCCTTATCGCTAAGAACCCATCCACCAAAATCAACTCCAGCCGCATCTGCGACACTCTTCACTTCTTGCGCTACAAGACCCCAGTGAGTCCTTGTTCCGACTTTTGATTCGGTGATAATTTCAGCAGGAGATGCGTCGTCATCGCCTGCACTGCACTCTTCTCCTTTTGCGTTGCGGTATACTTGCCGAACTGCTTCCTTGCCACCTTCAACCCACCTGTAGGAGACAGGTCGCAGAGCATTGATGAAATCAAGTCCGAGAGCAGAGTCTGCAATGTCTGTTTTCGAGCGCTCATCCGATGTTTGAATCGTTCCGTTTGCAGCCCAAATGGCAGACCAGCGGAATCCAGAAGCGCCGCACGTTTGTGCATTATCAGTAAGCGGGTAGAAATGTCCCTGCTCATTGAGAATCGTCCGATCAATAGGCGTAGCCGATGCTGCTGGCGTTGTTGAAACGATGTGGCCACCAGGAACTGAACCTGCCGATGGCGTTGCTCTCAGCACAAACCTGCTGATGCCAGCAACATTGAACGCTGCCGTGTCATAAAAATACGCAAGAACTCTAGCGGCTTGCGCTCCGTTTGGAGACGCGCTGATTGCGGTCGCTGTTCCTGCGGCTTGTTTTGAATGCCATCCACTATTTGATCCGGAACCATTGATTGCCGTGTGGTGAATCGCAGCCTGCTGATTGTCAAACGTGAAACGGAACCCAGTGCTGGAATCTGTTGCAGTGTTGAATAGGTTGCTGTGAATGATTGCATTCTCAATGTTCGAGATTGCATACGGGGCACCTATTGTCTGGAAGATGTTGTTTGCAATCGTGATTGTTCCAGCTGTTGAGTCTGTTTTTACGCCAGTTGGACCGTCAAAGAATGAAACACCGCCTGTTACAATGCAGTTCCCGCGCTTGACGTACACATGACTGCCAGTTCCAGTTGAGCAAGCCCACAGGTTTCCTCCAGTGATTTTTACGCACTGAGATGTTCCGCCTCCTGACAAATCAATCAGAACGCTAGTGTTCTTTGCAGCAGATTTACAACCAATGAGATTGGTGTTCTTTGTTGTTCCGATTACATTATAGCCAATAGAATAGTTGTTGTTGTTCTTATATCCATCTTGGCCGCAGTTTACCAAAACAACATTGTCTGAACCGTTGATTTCAAACCCAGTATCGTACCCATAGCTAAAGCAGTTCAGAGCTTGCCCCCAATCAACGCCAACTCCGAAGAAATAGGCTTTTCCTTGCCTCCTCCATCCAGCATCTCCGGTGAATGTCCAAGATTCGTGCGTCGTAATGTACGGCCAAAAATGACACCCAGTCATGTGAACCATGTCGTATACACGGTTCAAGTAAACACCGTTCGTGTTATCTCCGCTTAAGTACTCAACGCGAGGACGTTCGTTGTAATCGCAATAATACGCATACTCAAACCCAAGAACGAAGCAGTTTCCGACATAAGTGTCGCTTGCATCCTTGCTTACACCGTATCCAACAGTGATTGCTTTTCCAGCGAAGTTTGCAACTTCAACAGTTGCCTCTGCAATCGAGTTTGGTTTTGTTAACCCTTTTCGGAAAATACCCATCCCCTTAATGCCAGAAAACTCTTGAGCAAGACGTATGGTGTATGCCGAGTTGAGTATGAACGCAGATTCAACCTGCGCGTAGGAACGAGTATCGGTTTCTCCAAGGTTGTTCCATGGACCCTGTAGTGTGACGCCGTTTTTGACAACAAGGTCTGCTGAGTCGATTAACCACCGTCCACCGGTGCAATCGACCACTCCGCCGCCTCTTGAGGCAACCAAGTCAATCGCCGCTTGAATTGCCGTTGTGTCATCTGTTACTCCGTCTCCAACTGCGCCAAAAGATTTGACGTCTACAATCTCGTTCAGCTTGTCTGCGTTCTGAAATGCTTTGCTGCTCATAGGGTGTGTGTGGTGTGGGTGGTATGACTGATTACTGAGGCCACCATACCCAACTTGGGGCAACCGTGTATGTCACATTCAACACGTCGTTGATTCCAACAGGTATGGGCGCTGTGACTGTCGTTGCGAACATCTGTGTTCCGTTGAGCTTTATCGAAGAAACTGTGCCTCCGAATATCAACACAGCCGCAGGAGAACCAAAGGGATTTGTGTAGTTCACGCCAGAAGCTGCCATTGCAGGAGCCGCCGCAGGTCTTCCACCGTTAAACCCAGCGCAGTTGAACACTTGGTTTTGTCGAGTGTCTGCATTGTTTGACCAGTTCAAAGCGGCTTGGTTTCCACGCAAATCAACACCATTGAGCGTCACACGAAACGCAGCGTTATCCACGCTGATGCCGTATGTTTGGTTTCCAGTGCCGTCTCCGTATGTGCCGCCACCAAAGTGACCGCCAGTGACATTGCACACCGTTACACTTGGGCCAAGCACAAGACCGGAACCTTGGTTCGCAGCAAGGTAAGAGTTGCCCCAAGCCTTCACGCCGGTGATGTCAATGTTCACGCCTCCGCCAATCTCAATGCCATTGCCCCTAAAACCGCTCACGTTGCCCGTTAACGACAGGTTGCGAACGGCTTGAGGGAAACTACCGCCGCGAGATGTTCCGTCGATGTAGATGCCTTTTAAGCCATCTCCACTCTGTCCTTTTACATCGCAGGCGATGCTGATTGACCCGATGTACTGGCTTCCGTTTCCAGAAGGTCCGCCGATCCAAATGCCAGCCGTTCCAGCGGCATCGATATACCCGCCCTTCTCAAGCTTCACCTCAAGAATGAGCTTGTTTGTAGCCTGCTGTTCGATGTGAACATTGTTCACCGTTGACTGGCCAATGTAAAAATCTCCGGAGAATGTAATGTGCTCTCCAGCGTAGATTGAAACGCCGTACTGCCAGCCAGCCATGGAAGGACCGTTGATGTAAATGCTGTTAAAGTTCACCTCGGTTGGCAGGTCAACTGCCGTTGCTCCCAAAGTGTATCCTACTGCCTCAGATGCTGACCGAAGCATGATGCCTTCCGCAGAGTTTAGCGTTGGCGAGCCTGAAACGTAGTTCCCAGGGGCAAACACACGGTCAAAGGTGATGCCTTGGCCACCATAGGTGACAATCCCGTATCTACCATTCCCTATCCACACATTAAAAACAGACTGTTCGACCGAGATAAGCGTAAGGTGTGGCTTAGTTTTCCCGACCGCATTTGAGTGGTAGAATCCAATTCCAACAACATCGACGCCCTCAAGAGACTCGATGGGATTTGAACCGATAATCATCGTGTTGATGTCAGTGTTCGTGACAATCAATGATGAAAAAATCCCATCTCCGCGTTGGTTAACGT